TGAAGTATCCGTTACAACCGAGCGTGGCACAAAAACTTACAAGGCTGGCAAAGACGGGCTTATCAATGTTGATAACCCTAAACACGCCGCTCAAATGAAGCATGAAGGCTTGGGCGAAGCGAACGCGATGGGAACTATTCGTAACCCATCATCCATAGGTTTCACCTGCAAAAAATGCGGGTTCGGTTCATTCTTCAAAAAATGCTCAAGATGCGGAGAAATAAATGAGTAATGCGTATTCAGGTACAACCCACCAGTTCTCAACGCCATACTTGACTCTTACTGAATTCAAGAACGCTCCAACGGCGATTGATATTGACAACCTCGTTTGGAACTCACAAGACCCTGATGTTCAAGATGCAGAGTTAGCCAATGTCATTGCTAGAGCAAGTTCATGGATTGATACTTACTGCAACCAAGTCCTCGCAGCAACCACAGAAACCGAGCAACAGCGTTCTCGAATCCGTGATGACGGCACTATCCGTTTTCACCCACGATACAACCCAATAATTGCCCTTACTAGCCTTCAATACGGCTCACCCAACTATCAGCTTACAACGGTTCAGGATTGCTCATACGCTTGGATTGAAGATTCTCAAATTGTCTTTCCTTATGCGATGCTTGCTACTACCTACACCAACCAAGGCCCACTACAGTTTGGTTTTCCAACAACTGCCCGCCAAGAGGTATTCCTCAAGTATTCTTATGTCAATGGTTATGCCAATAGCACTATTGCTACGGCAACCGCAGGGCAGACTAGCCTGACGGTCAATGACGGAACAGGTATTACCGCAGGACTTACTCTCAAGATTTATGACGGCTTTAATTCAGAGTTTGTCACCGTTGATTCAACCTACACATTTGGCTCAAAGACAATTCCTCTTGTTAGCCCGCTTGCTTATAGTCACACTTCAGGAACCTCTATCTCTGCTCTGCCTCCTGCCATCAAAGAAGCTGCAATTCTTGTAACTACTTCAATGCTCAAGGTTCGTGGCGATAACTCAATGGTTATGAGCGTTGCTTCACGCGCATCAGAAGCCGTAGCAGGTTCACAGAAATTAGGTACAGAACTAGCAATTGCTATGAACTTGCTTGCCCCTTATCGCAGGATTAGATAATGGCTCTTACAGGTCGCGCAGCCGTTCGCTCAACCCTCGCAAACTTTATTGGCAATCCGCAAGTTCAAGGCATCAATCAAGTCTTTACTGCCTTTCCTAAGCGTATTGATTTTCAGGTCAACGCCCTACCTTCTCAACTTTCTCGTTGCGCCGCAGTTATTCATATTGATTCTGAGCGTGAAAACCGCTTAGCAATAGGTGGAGCTACAAATGGTTGGAAGCGCATAGATTACACAATAGCTATTCAGTTATTTCATCATTCTATGGAACGCAAGTCAGAAGATGCTATGGCTGATTTTGACAATGTTGTTGATAATCTTAAAGCAAAATTGCGTTCAGATCACCAATTTGGTGACCCATCGGGAACGCTTGTGTGGCAAGGCGCAGAACCGGTAATAACTACAACTTTTGGTGAACCTGTTTCTAATGACGGAACATCCACCGAAATATGGGCAACATTGAACTTCGATGTTACCCAAATGATTCAAGCATAGGAGAAAAATGCCAACATATAAGTATAACGGTGAGGATACCCGCGAGTTCCCAACTATCGGTTTAACCGTAAAAGGTGGAGATACTTTTGAGGCTCCCGCAGATTTTGATGTTCCAAATGTAACCCAAGTCAGCAAGAAAACAGCACCAATCACAACCACAGAGGAGAGTGAGTAAATGGCAGTCCAACCTTCCGTCAAATCCTATTTAGGATTGGCGCTAGAAACAACAAAGGGAACGGCAGTAACAGCTACCGATTTTGTCCCAATTACACTTAACAGTTTTAAGCCTGTTGAAATGATTAACGAATTACTTGATAAGGGTATTCGTGGTTCAATGGTTGAAAATTACAACTATGTTCAAGGCCGCCGTCATACTGAAATTGATTTTGGTGGGCCTGTATTTGCCGACACAATCGGTTATTGGCTTGCTAGTATTTTGGGAGATGTAACCACAACAGGTTCAACAGCTCCTTACACACACGCTATTGCCCTCAAGAACTCTGTTGGTGCTTCAGGAGATGCTCAGCCAAAGGCTTTGACAATCACCGATTATTACTCAGCAAACACTCGTCAGTTTCCAGGATGCCAAACTAATGATTTTGAGCTTACATTTAATGCTGATGGAATGTTGGAATACACCGCAAAGGTAACAGGTTATCCTTCAGCAACAACAACCGCTCCAGCGCCTTCTTTCTCAACAGTTCTACCTACCCAGGTATGGACAGGAGCTGTTACTGTTGGCGGAACAACTGTTTCCAACTCAACAACAGGTTCACTAAAGCTTACACGCAAAGTTGACCCTATTTTTGGTGTTGCCAATACTCAAGCGCCTTATTCAGTATTTGTTGGTTCTTTGGAAGTAACAGGCAAGATTACATTTGTCATGGAAAACGATACTCAACTTACAAATTTCTTATCAAATACACAACCAGCCCTGACTTTTAACTGGTCAACAGGTGCGGGTGCTACTGCTACCCAAGTTGCTTTTACCGCTTCTAAGAGCGCATATACAACAGGTGTGGTGCTTCGTGATAAGGATTATGTAGAAGTTACTGTTGAATTTAACGGACTAGGTAATACAACAGATGTAGGAACAACTTCAGGCTATTCTCCTGTCAAGTTCACTCTACAAAACGCAAAGCCTTCAGGTACTTATCAGTAACCTGAAAAATATGTTGTGTGGGGTTTAGCGCCGCCTTCCCGCTTCCCCACACAACCTTAAACTAATCGAAGGCACAGACGGAAGGAAAATCATGTCAGAAAAATTAGTAACACTCCCAAGCGGTCATACAGTTACGCTACACGACCCTAAAGGGCTAAAAGTAAAAGATCGCAAAAAGATTTTTGCGGCAGCAGATGGCTTAGAAGGCGTTATGCAGGTCATGGCAATCACAGATGGCATTATTGCTTGCCTAGTCAAAGAATGGTCACTTGACCTTATTCCACCTTCAGTTCGTATTGAATCTCTTGGTGAGTTGGCAATCGCAGATTACGACACCTTAGTTGAAGCCGCTAGTGAAGCTCAGGATGCTTTATTTCCTAGCCTTACCAAAACGCTAGAGAGCGAAGCAGACCCAAAAGCGGATACCGCAAACTCCAACGCCTAAAAGGGTTGTTGGAAGGCGCGGATATAAATGAAAATTACGACTATCCAAATGATGAGTGGTTTTATTACGAGTGCGCAAAAAAGTTTGGTTGGACTCCGTTAGAAACAGATGAACAACCTACTTATGTGGTGTCATGGATGTTAGCAATCAATCGAGTAGTAGAGGAGATAGAAGTTGACAATCAAGACTAATATCGGAATCTTTAATCGTGAAATGAACGCTCTTGTTAATACTATGGATGCTGGCGCTCGTAACGCTACTAATGAACTTGCTGCCGCCCTTACACAAATGGCTAAAGAGGAAATTCAAGGCAAGCGCCAACCCGGTGAAAAAGCAGTAGCGGGAAAACCACCTAAAAACCGCACAGGTAATTTGCGCCGTTCTATTAAGTCTTTTAAGTACCGCGAAGGTTTTGCTACTTATCGCGCAGTAGTTGGCCCAACAATGATTTACGCTCGCGCCGTTGAAGAAGGTGGAAAATCCGCACCTCCTTCATGGCAAGGAACAACCGCTATGAGAGGTTTTCCTTATATGTTGCCAGCATGGAAAAAGTTTAAGCAATCAGGCATAATGCAAGAAATTATTGCCAAGAATATGATGGGAATATAATGGAGCTAACGCCTGTCAGAGTTGAATTTATTGTTCGCGCACAAGAGGCTATTGCCGAACTTCATAGAGTCAATGCCGAAATGGATAAAATTGCCGTCAAAGGTAAATTGGCTGGCACTTCTATGGCTACCTTAGAAAAATCATCTAGGTTAGCGGGTACCGCACTTCTTGGTTTAGGTAGTGTTTTTGGCTTAGTTGCTTACGAAAGCATTAAGTCTGCAATGGATTTACAAACTTCACAAACAAGGCTTCAAACTGCTGTTAAAAATAGCGGTGTAAGTTTTGCTGCTGCTAAACCTATTATTGATAAACACGCTGAGGCGATGACCAAACTTGGCTTTACAACCCAAGATACTTATGAAGCTCTAGGCACAATGACTACGGCTACTCGTAGCCCGCAAATGGCTCTCAATGCCCTTGCTACAACAGCCGACCTTGCTCGTTACAAACATATATCTCTTGCTGAGGCTTCTCAATTAGTTTCTCGCGCCGCATTAGGACAAGCTCGCGGTCTTGCCGATCTAGGTTTGGCTATTAACAAAACAATTCCTAAAGGCGCTTCATTTGCGCAAATTTTACAATCTATTGAAGCAAGAACCCGTAACGCAGCAACAGCATTTGCTCAAACAAGCGCAGGACAACTTCAAGTATTACAAGCAAGGTTCAAGTCTTTATCAGAAGAAATTGGAATTGGATTGCTTCCTGCTTTTAATAATATTCTTGCTTGGATTGCTGGTCCCGGAATGAATGCGTTAAAAGGATTTAGTAAATGGTTTAGCGACAATAAAGGCGTTGTTACTGAATTTGGTTTAATCCTTGCCTCCATTTGGGCTGCCCCCAAAATAACAAAACTTTTAACAACATTAACAACTTTAGGTAGTGCTTTTAAGGGTGTAGAGAGTGCCGCTAAAGGCGCTGCTGTCGCAGAAGAGGCAGCGTTCTCCGTTGGAGTTCCTGAAACCATGTTGGCATTTTTAGGCGCTTATACTGCTTATGAACTAGCAACTAAAACTGCCCCTGCTGTTAAAAAGGCTGTTCAAAACACGGGATTATCAGTTGCTTCAGGTGGGCTTATTGGTGGCAAGCCAACACAGGCAACAGACACACCAAATTATGAAATGAGTTTTGGTGCTGGCGCTCAAATGCAAAGCATGATGGTTGCACCTAAAGATGTTGCAAAATATCAAAAACAAGGTTGGAGAGTCGTTTCTCAACCTAAAACAACAGCCGCAGGTAGCCCTAACCTTGCGGGTCTTGGGCCTGCACCTTTGGTTAGTTCAACAGCAAAAACTAAAAAACCTTCAGTTGCTCAGTTAAAAAAACAAAAAGCGGGTGTAACTCCTGTTCAAACGCACACAAGCGTTATGCTAGACAGTAAGGTAATCGCTAAAGCTACGGCTACTCACGCACAACACGGAAGCACATTAACGGCGGGTAAAACTAAATGACACTAAGCACTTATCAATTTTCTTTTAACGGCTTTACTTTTGGCGCGGGTACTCCTTATGTAGTTGAACAAATTGATGGCTTAATGGCTACCTCATCTATTCGTGTTCAAGATGATAACCGTGGATATATTGATGGCGGATGGAGCGGTAGGGATTTTTATGATTCCCGTAATGTAACTTTTGATTTTATTATTGTTGGCGATGGTTCTTACAACGCACAGTATTACTATCAGCAGTTACAAAAAAATCTAGCCCCTCAAGTTCTTGGATACTATCCTGACCCATTTGCTTCAACGCAAACAAGTAGCACTCTTGGTTTATTTCAGTTTCAACTAACTGCCGCTACAGGTCAACAAAGGTTGTGGGGGCGCGTTCGATCTGTGAGCGCAATGGTTGATCCTGAATTTACCTATGGATACATTACGGCAAAAGCAGAATTTCATTTTCCTGACCCACGCTACTATGATGAAACGGCAATTACGGCTACTGGCTCATCTTCCGTATCGCTAACCAATGCTGGTTGGGCAACCACTTGTCCGGCAATTACTATTGCCACACCTTCGGCTAGTGGATATATTCAAGATACTGCTGGAAATGTTATGAATTTCAGCAATGTCAATACTTCTTATGCGCTTAATATAGACTTACTTGCTCGTACTGTTACTCAAAATGGTTCTCCTGCTCGCAATACGCTCAATAGCTTAACCAACTGGCTTACTATTCCAGTTAACACCACTTCTTATTGGACTAGTACGCTTGGCAGCATGAGTATTACTTACAGAAATGCGTATGTATGAGTGGTGATTATCGTTATGTTACAACTCAATTATATCAATCAGGTTCAACGCCTAATCCTATAATTGGAGAGTACCCATTTACTCGCGTTAATTTTACGCAACAACTTTCTTCTGTTGGCACCTTTACGGGTGAGTTGTTGTTATCAGGTCTTGATGCTTCCACGCTCAACTTAGATGATGGATTAACACCTGGCAAAGTAGCTCTTTATGTATTTCGCGGTAATAACCCTGTTTGGTCAGGCATTATTTGGAACCGCGATTGGGACTCATCAACACAAAGCATAAAGATCACCGCTAAAGAAATGTTGTCATATTACGATCATAGGCTTATTTCAGGTTTTACTACTTCAAGTTATTACACAAGCAACATTAGCGGTACAGGTTCTAGCGGATTAAATTATTTAAGCGTAGATGCTATTGTGGTACTTAAAGACTTATTGATAGCGGCAAACGCTAAAACACCTCATGGCAATATCGGTGTAACTTGGGCGGCAAGCAATCCAAGCACAGTTTCAGGTGGCAGTTCTATCACCCGCGCTTTCTTTGATTTTGAACTTAAAGGCGTATATCAGGCGTGGAAAGATTTATCAGCAGGAGCTACTTATTTTGATTTTACTATCAAGCCAAGCCTTAATAGTAGTAATCAAATTATCAACCAACTTGTTGTAGGCACACCCTTGCTTGGTACTACTTATAGCGCCACAAGCACTACCTCTACAAACCTTCATTTTCCTGGCAATGTAGTTTCATATACATATACCGAAGATGGCGCAAATGTTGGTAACTATATGTATGGTATTGGGTACGGAGCTAATCAAAATAGGTTAATTGGAAAATACTACGATACCGACAAACTTACTACTGGTGTATGGCCCTTGCTTGAAAATACTGCCAATTTTGTAGATGTTGTTAATGATTCGCTTCTTAATACCTTTACCCAAGGAAAACTAGCCGCAACCTCTTATCCGCCAACTATTCTTCAAATGGTTATTCCAAGCTATATTGACCCTGTTTACAATCCAAATGTAACTGGTTTTTATAGTATTGGCGATGGCGCTAAAATCGTTATTTCAGATGACCGCTTTCCTAACGGAGCTAACGCAATCTACCGCATTATTGGTATAGATGTGGAGCCAGGCGAAGATGGCCCTGATAGAATTACGCTTACCTTAAATCTACCTCTAGCAACTACATTGACGGCGGGATAATGTCATACATAAATCTTCCTACAAGCCTTGACCAAATGTTCAATGACTTGGGTGATCGTTTGTCACGCGTTGAAACAGGCTACAACGGGCCACAGGTTTCTGCTGATGCCGCACAAGGTACTGCCGTTCAAGCTTCTACTCAAGCAACCATCGCGCAAGCACAAGCAACAGTAGCATTACAGGCAGCACAAGCCGCTTATGCTGCTGGAGCGCAATCTATTCAAATTAGCGCGCAAACGATTGTTAATGCAAGCAATCAATTAACCGCTATGAATACAAATGGAATTACTGTTTATTCAGGCGCATCATCTACAAGTGGCGCTCGCGTAGTTATGAATTCGGCAGGTATTGCAGGATTTAACACCTATGGAGTAACCACTTTTGCCATAGATGCAAGTAGTGGGGCAGTAAGCACAACAGGCGCAGTTTTTACACAATCAACAATTAGCGGTGGTTCTCTTAATATCAATGGTAATGCCATTATTGATCCAAGCGGATATTTAACAGCACAAGGCGTAACACTTACTGGTTCGCTTTATTCTACAAATGGCACCATTGGTGGCTGGAACATTGGTTCATCAAGCCTTTATACTGGTTCTAGTCCTTATTCTGCAACTACTTATCTCAATTCAAGCGGTGCCGCTGGTTTTGCGGGTACAATTACTTCAATTTCTCCATTAAACATTTCACACGCAAGCGGTTATTCATATATTACATCTTTGCAAATTGGTAGTTATATGCAAATTGTTGGCGGATATGGTGTAACAAGCAGTTGGAGTCCAAATTCAACTAATACTTACGATTTAGGTATTGGCGCAAACAGTTATCAATGGAACCATATTTATTTGCACAATAGTCCTGTTGTTAATTCAGATAGTCGCTTAAAAACTAATGTAAATACATCCACTCTTGGGCTTGATTTCATTAACTCATTGCGCCCGGTAAGTTACAAAATGATTTCAGGCGGCAATAAAATAGATGTGGATAATGAAGGCAATCCAATTATCATTGGCAAAGATGCTAACGGAAAAGATATATTTCAAGTAACATCTATTGCTGGCAAGCGTACTCATTGGGGCTTTCTTGCTCAAGAAGTAAAAGAGGCAGTTAATAAATCGGGCGTAGAAGATTTTGCTGGATGGGTTTTAGGCGATTTATCTGATCCAGAATCTTATCAAGCACTTGCTTATGAACAATTTATCGCACCTTTAACTAAGGCAATTCAAGAACTATCCGCAAGACTAGACCAGTTAGAAGGCAAATAATGGATAATCAAATACAAATAGATGACATATTAAAATCTTTGCGTGAGCAAATAGGAGTGCAAGCACAAGAAATTGCAGTTCTTAAAGCTACGATTGATGCATTAACAAAACCAAAACCAACAACAACCGCCTCTCCTGTGTTGTCCAAAGAAAATGGGCCACAAGGAATCTAACTCGAAAGAGCGCAAATGAACTCAGATACAGCAACCATTGTATATTCCTACTTCTTCGTAGCCGCCGCATTATTGGCAGGTATGAGCATGATTGCCAAGCACACTATTGGCAAACACACAGAAGAACTTAAAGATAAGTTAAGCCGCATTGAATATGCGCTATACAACGATGGCAAAACTGGGCTTATTAACAAGGTAGATGAACTTATTGAAAACCAACAAATTATTAAAATTGATGTTGAGGTTATGAAAGCAAAATATGATGCGTAAAGCCCTATTTTGGAAATGTGTATCTATTTTCAGAGTATGGTTTCAAACTTTTCTTACTATTGAAATTGCCTTACACATTAAAGATGTTGTTAATGGTCATTTCTTTTGGCAAGTTTGCGTAGGGGCTTTTGTTCCCGTCATTATCCGATGGGCTACCCCGCATGACGAATTCCCTGACGAAAAAGTTAGATAATGGATGCGCACGACCAAGCTATCACCAATGCATATATTATCCATTATCCTGCGCATGAACCACGCGAGGATGACCCGCACTACAAAGATTTTAACGCCTACCGCGAAGCCACTAAAGCCACAGCCGTTTGTGTTATCGGAGGACATCGTCAAGATTTCTCTGAGTGCGATGGAGGACTAGAGCTACACCATTCCCACATTGAATTTGCCCTGAGCAACCATGTGGATTTGAAATGGCTAGAAACAGATTACCCTGGCGTGTCTGACCCCGATTCAGTTGGCGCGTGGGTTGAATCAGGTGCTAATCTTATGTGGCTATGTATGAAGCATCACAGAGCTGCGGGGGCGGGTATCCACCACGCTGCTTATGCCGATTACGAAGCATCCAAGTATGTTCGAACATTACTTTCAGGAAGGAAAGATAGTGGCAACTAAATTCAGTTATCATGTTACGGCTAAGGAGAAAGCCCTTGCCGAGCATTACATTTATGGAATTCTTGCGGCTGGATTAGCAGCGCATGAAATCGCTCCACATGATGCACTTAAAGTGGTAGCAATCAAGGCAGTAGTTGGTGGCTTAATAGCACCGGTTCTTGCTCGTATCAACCCTAAGAGCCTTGTCAATCAAATTGACACCGCAACAGGCGCACCTTCAACACTTACAGCACCAATCGTAGATGCTGTTCTTGCTGATGCAAACAAGTTGGTACAAGCCAACAAGTAATAAAACTTAAATGACCCGTCAGCCTTGGAGAAGGGGTTGGCGGGTCTTTTTTTTATTGGAGGATAAATGGCAACAGCACTTGACATCGTTAATACCGCTCAACAGCAAGTTGGATTTGTTGAGGGTACAAATAACGATAACCCCTATGGCACTTGGTATGGGATGAACCATGAACCCTACTGCGCTATGTTTGTTTCATGGGTGTTTGCTGAAAACAATTTATCCAACCTAGTAGCAGCTCAGACCACAAAAGGTTTTGCTTACTGTCCTGCGGGACTTTCTTGGTTTCAAAAAGAAGGTCGCATTGTTGACAAGTATTCAGGTGAGCCAGGAGATATTGTTTTCTTTTCTTTTGAGGGAAATGGTCAAGCCGACCATGTTGAGATTATTGTCAATGCTTCCAAAGATGGCATAACAACCGTTGGAGGAAATACAAGCCCTGACCACGCGCTGACCGCATCACAAGCTAATGGCAATGGTGTCTATCTTCGCCATCGCCCATATCTTTATGTTTTGGCTATTGCTCGCCCTGCCTATACAACTCCACTTAAACCAGCAACTTCACTTGCAACAAAAAAACCTGTTGCCGTAGGAACTGCTGCTGCTACCGCTTTGGGGGCAGGTGGGGTAGCCGTTCATCAATCCACAACTCCTGCAACCACAAAACCAACTACAGTATTTACCGCACCCGCTTGGGCTGCCTCAGACTTTCCGCTCAAGAAAAAGACACCGCAAGAGATAGTTGTAGAAAAGGCTCTATACAAGGCAGGATTGCTCCCTGCAATGGCTCAAAACACACCTTGGACATCTACCCATATAACCGCCCTGAAAGCCTTTCAGAAGCGCCAAGGAAGCCCGCAAACAGGCATCGTAGATAAATCTACATACATCGCGTTAATGAAGGAGCTACCATGATTCGTTTTCCTATTAACAATGCCAAGTCCATTGGTCTTTCAGCCGTTGCCGGTTTAGCCGCATGGAAAGCATCAAACTTTTCCTTAGACCCAACTCATCTTGTAGAAGCACTTACCTCTGCAACTGCTGGACTAGCCGTACCCCACAACCCCATGTCTAGCCCTGTCAATGAAGCTGAATCGCACATTATCACTCCATACGCCAACAACATTGAGGAAGTGTGATAACTTTCGCCCGTTGGTAAATGCCAACAACTAGGTGAAAAAACTAAATAGTGCAACGACTCCGAGTGATATCAGGTCGCAAAACACCCCCGCCAATAAAAGGTGGGGGTTTTTTTGTTTGGTAGGATATGCACAACCAAGGGGAGGTAACATGGCTTTAGCACAATCATTGCAGACTGCTCAAAGGGTCTGCCCTATCAAACCCATTTATGATTCATTGTCCGATGAGGATAAAGCGGTTTTTGACAAAGAAATTGACAAGAACATTTCGGTAAATTCTATGCTTCTTGCGCTACAAAAAGAGGGTTATCAGACTTCCTGGACTCCATTGAACCGACACATGAAAAAAGTGTGTAGGTGCTACCAATGAGTCTTAAAGAGAATTTGGAAGAGCAAAGCCCGCAGATAGCCGATTTACGCAAAGCCCTGATTAACACGCAGAAGGCTTTACAGAAGGCTAAAGATAGAACTGAGGAATTGGGCGAGGCAGTATTTCGCGCAGCCTATGATGCAACTCTTTCTATGGGCGCTATCCCACCTGTTCCCAAGCCTTTAGTTAAAAGTGGTAAAGGTAAGGCGGAAGTCGCTCTTGTTCACGCTACCGATTGGCAGGGAGCCAAGGTCACTACGAGCTACAACTCAGAGGTGATGAAGAAGCGTGTTATGGAGTTTGCCGCCAAATCCGTCAAGATCACAGAAATCCAACGCCACGATCACCCTGTTAAAGATGCGGTGATTATGTTTGGTGGAGATATGGTTGAGGGACTTTTCAACTATCCGGCGCAACTTTGGGAAGTGGACTCAAGTATCTTTGAGCAATACACAACCGTATCAAGGCTTATGGTGGATTTTGTCCGATACTTTTTGGCTAACTTTGAAAAGGTAACCGTAGTAGCTGAGTGGGGTAATCACGGAAGAATCGGAAGCAAGCGTGACCATGTACCCAAGAACGATAACTTTGACCGTATGTGTTATGAACTTTCTCGCCAACTCTTAGCAGGAGAGAAGCGTTTAACTTGGGAAGATTGTCCTGAAGATATTCAGCGTGTAGAGATTGGCGCATACAGAGCATTGCTTATGCATGGTGACGAAGTAGGTCGCGCTGGCTTTGCTAGTCCTAGTGCTTGGCAAGCGGCAGGTAACCGATGGAAAGCAGGGTCTTACAAGTGGGACTTTACCGATATTTATTTAGGGCATTATCATCGCACAGCTTCCGAACCTCTTTCCGCACAAGACGGCATGATTTATTGGACTGGTAGCACAGAGAGCGATAATCGTTACGCTAGAGATTCTATGGCTGTTAGCGGTATCCCTTCTCAGCGCCTTCACTTCATTGACCCTGTTAAGGGAAGAGTCACCGCTCAGTATCAGGTATGGCTTGATTAAATGTGGAGTTGGGTATTAGCAGTAGTAGGCATTACAGGGATATTCTTTGTAGGGCGTAAGACCGTATGGGGTTGGTTGGTCTTGATGATCAATGAGTGCCTATGGGTAGCTTACGCTCTACAGACCCGTCAGTACGGATTTATCCTGGCATCCATAGGGTATGGGGCAGTTTATGTCAGGTCGTTTCTAAAGTGGTTAAATTAAAAATTTTTTTTTAATTTTTCTTTGGGCCAAAACAATAAACCCCCTCGCAGGTTGAGGGGGTCTTTTGCTATTTAGGGGGAAACGGAATTATAGACCTTCGTTTTCTTCAGGGTCAAACTCCGCATCAAAAATGGGAATCTCGGTCAATTTCATGGTGGCTAAGGCTGAGGCAAAGGCTTCTACTGCCCGATTTGTCAAATCTGTCATGGCATCGGGGTAAGACTCCGTAGATTCAGCTTCAACAATAACATGGTAAGCCTGAATCCGTATGGCAATCATCCCTTAATAATACCCTAAAGAAACTTGGGCGAAATGCTTGCTTTTTGTCAGACCCCTGCCTTACTCTGTAACTAATGCCAATTTCGGCAGATTACGGAAGGAACGGAAGTATGGGTTTTAACCTAGATAACTACGAGCCAGTTGCAGACCGATTAGCTCGCGCACACGCAGAACATAATGATTTGCGAGTCATTACAGATTTGGTGGCAGTAGAACGCACACCGGATGGCAAGCCACTTCAATACATTGTTCGCGCTCAAATTTGGTTGGGCGATGTTTTGAAGGCACAAGATTATGCCGAAGAGATTGTCGGCTCATCTCCTGTAAACCGTACAAGTGCATTAGAAAATTGCACTACTTCAGCAATAGGTCGCGCATTAGCCGATATGGGATACCAAGGTTCACTTAATGGCAAAGCATCTCGACCATCACGCGAAGAGATGGAAAAGGTAGAGCGCGCACAAGTTGAACCTGTCGCACCACCTGTATCACCTGAACAACTATCACTTGCTAAAGAAGCGATTGACCAAGTATCAGGAATTCAATCCGTTGCCGAACTTAAAATGTTCTATACAGGCGCACAGGAAGCAGGGCTTCTATCTATCAAGGTTGACGGTAAGACTTTGAACTCAACAATCTCTGCTCGCAAAAAGGAATTGGAGGCTGTTAAGTGAGAACTGACATCCTTGGCTTTACGCCACATCGCTTACCTAAACACTCACAGTTTTATTACGATGTGAGAACTGCTGTACGAATTGTCTTTTGGGGCGCGATTTTCTTTGCTCCCATTTGGGCTTTGATTGTGTTGGTGGGCTAATGATTACACCTGCCAAAGTCGAAGCAAGGCTTGTTGAACTCAGCAAAGAGATTGACGAGTGCCACAAGGATTTGATTAAAGCCGAATCCGATTACCATGTCACTAAAGCTGCGTATGAAATTGCGATGGCTAAATCTCGACTCAAGAACGCTCATGGTGACCTCAAAATGACGATAGCAATGCGCGAGGACCAGGCTTTGTTTGATAACGAAGCTTTGCACTTGAACATTGCCGGTCTTGAGGCGCAGGTTAAGGCAGTACGAGCTAATGCCAACCGCCTAAAAACTCAAGTGGACATCACGCGCTCTATCTCTTCATCACTTAAAGCAAGCATGGATTTGTAATGTATCAAATTCAATTATTACGCCAAGTTGCTTACGATGTTTTATCGCCAAGATTTCAACTTCGACCTGAAGATAGGGCGATGTTTGAAGAGCGCATAAAAGATGATGATTTGAGCGTTGATGGCGAATTGGCACAAATTTTATCAACACAAATAGACAATGTTGTTGATGTTGTTTCTGTTTGGTTGATTAAATTAGGTTCAGACATGGTTGCCAAACGAAAGGAAGAATTTGATGAATATAATCAAAACCCTGACAACGGCGCTTAAAGAAGCTGATGAACAGCGTGACCGCTCAGTTCAGGTTGAATTAGGAGCAAGTTCGGTTGGGGGTTGCAAGGCTCAGGCTTGGCATATCATCAATCAAACTCCTAAGATAAACCATGACACCGAATCCTTAGCCGCGATTATTGGTACGGCTACGCACACGGCAATTTTTGAGGCACTCAAGGCACACGATGTCTTTGGTGACGATTACCTACTTGAAGAGGAATTTAGCGATGAATACTTTAAGGGTCATTGCGATTTCTATTCACGCAAGGATGAAACCGTATATGACTGGAAAACAACCACGCTAGAGAAGTTGGCTAAAGGTGGACTTCCTACCGCGCAAATGAAAATGCAGGTCAATATCTATGCAAGTCTAATTGCACAAAAATACCCTGTTAAAAGGGTTGGACTTGTATTTATACCCCGCGATGGAAAAATGAAAGACATCGTTGCTTGGGAAGATGACTACAACCCAAAGCTAGTTGAAAAGGCTCGCGCTTGGGTGGCAGATGTAAGGGCGATGGAAACCCCACCACCGCCTGAAAGACCGGCATTTATATTCTGTAAAAACTATTGCTCTTACTACGACAAGACAGGGGAAATTGGATGTCCAGGAAAATCTATTTAGAAGATGC